AGTTATCTCCTTTTTTACTATTAAATATATTTTAATACTAGAATACACCACGTTTTGTATAAACGAAATATAACTCAAGATATTTCATCTATAAAACGTTGATTTATCAATACAATTGATTATATCATAAATATAAATAAAAATAAATGAAATAATTAAAAATATAATAGATTTTAACAAGTATTTAGATGCTTTTTCCCTAAATTTTCCCCATGATAAAAAGCCCCTTATTTGGGGGCTTAATTTTTATCTTGTGTTGTGTAAACAATCTAGAGTAAATTTATCTCCATCTAATACAGCTTTATATTCACTCATATAAAATTGATAAGACTTGTCACAGTTATCACCGTTATCAACTTGAAATATTAATTTCTCATATTCATCTTCTTCCATATATCCTAAATGAGCCTTTAACTCTTCTACTGAATAGCAACAAGTACAGTCGTTTGGTTTTTCTTCAGTCCAATAAGTAACTGTTGCACCTTCTTCTAAAACTAACTCATTTACCACTATCATCATTTTATCGTAATTTCTCATTTTTAATTTCTCCGTGTATTTGATTAATTTATTTGCTACCTGTAATGTCATATTCTCTATTTTTCTTTTATTATTTCTGTAATCAGATATCAATGAATATGACACTCCAGAATCTTTCGCTATTTTATAGCTACTAATTTCACTATTTAAAAGTTCTTCTATCTCTTTAATTATTTTATCTACCATGTTACTAAACCTCTTTTTTATTGAATTTAAGCCATTTTTATGTTATTATTAACTTAGTAGCGAGGTGAAGTGGCTTAGGACTTCACCTTGATTACCGTTCGTTTTTTTAGAAGTTCTAGTCTTTGATTAGAGCTTCTATTTTTTCTTTAGCTTCTTCTAATGTTTTGCTATTTTCTAATCTCTCTAGCACTAACTTTAGAAGAGTTTCTTTAAATTGATTAAATTGTTTATCTGTCATATTTTTCATTTTCTTCTCCTTTCTGTTCCTCTGCCAACTTATATTTATATTATATCACTTAATCGATATAATTTCAATAGATATTTTAAAACTTTTTAAAAAAATGCATAAAAAAATAAGCCCCTACTATTAAGTAAGGGCTATAGTCATTAAAATACTTCCACTTCTGTTAAGTACTTATCCTCAATCCATTGATCACTATCCTTATAGTTAACACGTGACCAACCGCCTTTTTTCTCATAAACACGTACTCTAGTACCTGCTGGGACAAATTCCTTATCCTCGCTATCTTCTGTTGGTTGACTTTCTAAAATATAGTCAATACTAACTGTTGCTTCGTAATATGGTTCATCACGTTTAGCAAGTTCAACATCTTCATCAAGAATGCTTTTCTCAACTACTGGTGGTTCAGTAACATCTCCAGCTAATAGTTGTTTAATTCTATTGATGAAGTATTGTCTACATGCTTCAGTTCCTGCTCCGTTATACGCTCCACCATTCCCGTGAAGCTCCATACTTCTATGAGGGCATGAAGTAGCACTAAATTCATGGTGTAATTTAACTGTACCTTCGTTAATTGGTAAGCCGTAGCTTTGCAATACTTGTCCAGCTAATAGTAGCGTTGCGTCTTCGTTAGCTATAAATTCGCTGTCAGAAGCGGACATAGATTGACAAACTTCAAATCCTATGAAATTAGTGTTTCCATACCAGTTAGCTGTATGCCACTCTTGATGGTTAGATGGTTGGAATACGTAAATATCATTTCTATCTACATAGTATGCTGCGAACCCTCTGTCAAGCGTTCCGTTGTTTACTCTATCGACTAAAAATCCGTCATATTGTCTAGCACTTAGCGAACCCCCATCATTATGTATAACAACGCCTAGTATATCGTTTTTTGGTGGTGTGAAGTACACTCCATTTTGAAAATAATCGCTATAAATTTCTGTCATATTATTTATCCTCCGTATTGTTTATTAATATAAAAAAGACTAGATTATAAACCTAGTCTTCTACGTTTTTCTCAACTTTTCTGCGTTTTTCTCAACTCTTTATTAATACCTACAAAAAGAGTCCCCATGTCAGTCGTAACTGCCTAAAAGGAATGGGGACATTGATATTTAAATTATATCACTATTTCTCTGAATTATCAATTTTAGAGTTATTCCTTACAGTTTGTCTGTAAATTTGATGTACACCAACAGCACCAACTCCAAGTGTTATTGCTGTTGCGTCTTTAAATAGGATAATTCCTATCAGTCCTCCTAACACTCCTAGAAAATTAGGGATCATTTCATTAGGAAAGAATTTTGATTCTTTCAAAAACTTACCTAACATTCCAAGTAATGTTACTATTAAAAATACTAATGCTGGTTTTAAAGCTTCTAATTGTTCCATAAATTTTATCCTCCTTAATGTAAGTCTGTTGGGAACGGGTCTTCTGTGAAATATGAAAAGTCGTTAATAAGCGCTCCTTTTGGCATACCGGTACTGAAAGCATCACCGTATACATTTAATTTAACTTTACCATCTTCTATTTTATAAACCGCTTGACCTATTACATTTGTTCCACCGGTTGTTGTTTTCATATCTTCTTCCACTTCTGTAACTTGAACGATTATTTTTTTAAAAGGTGTGAACCCTTTAGTAATTTCTTTATTAGCTAAAACTACAGAATATTCTGTAGAATCCAATTCTAATTGAAGTCTGTCATCATAAGGGTTTAACAATGATACGTGTACCATATCGTTGATACGTCTTATCTTAACTACATTTCTATTAAGTGGCTCATTATCGCTTATCGTTATCCACCCCGTATCTTGAGTTTGTGTTCCACCACTTACACTAGGTCTATTTTCTAATGCTGTTAAACGTTGCTTAACTTCAGTATCATTATATACTGTGTCCTTATCTTGCTTGCTTTCTAATGCACTAACTCTACTAACTAATGCACTATCATTATATGGTGCAGGAAGTTCTGATTTTTTAGCATAAGGCTCTAATTCATCTGTAGTCACGATATTTGAATAATCAATCTCCGTTGCTTCCTGTAGTTCCTGTTTAGTTACATAGTTTGATAAGTCTGAGATATAGCCTTTCTCAGATAATTCTGACTTAGTAACAACAGTATCTTTAAAGGTATTATATTCACTTGTATCTACCTTTTTACTTAATTCAGCTTTACTAACAGCAATATTTCTTAACGCTTCTAAATCGCTAGTAGTAGCAAGGTGTGTAAGTTCTTGATGTTGTGTTAAATAGTGCTTATTCTCTAGTTGTTCATTAGTAACATAGTTTGATAAGTCAACATTAGGTTTATTTTCAAGAACCGTTAAACGTTCCTTAATAGGTTCATCATTGTAAATTGTGTCTTTATCAACTTTGTTTTCAAGTACTTCAACACGTTGTCTTAACTCACTATCATTATATACGGTATCTTTATCTTGCTTGTTCTCTAGTGCTGATACTCTATCACTTAAGGCTGTGTCGTTATACGGTGTCGCAATAGGTCGTTGCTCCAGTTCACTAACTCTATTTCGCAATTCTGTGTCGTTGTAAACTGTATCTTTGTCTTGCTTGTTCTCAAGTACAGTTAAACGTTCTTTGACTTCAGTATCGTTATATCTCTGAGGAATATCTGATTTTAAAGCGTAGTTTTCTAATGTAGCTCCCGTGATGTAATGTTTAGCTTCTAATTGATCATTAGTAACAAGGTTAGCTAATTCTTCTTTAGTTGCTAGTCCTGTGATGTCTTGATGTGACTTTAAATAACCCTTACTTTCCAACTTTTCATCAGTTACAAACTTTGATGTATCAATGCTTTCAAGGTTAATAAGTCGTTGTTTAACTTCGCTATCATTGTAAGGTGTCGGAATTTCAGAAGTTTTGGCGTAACCTTTGTTATTTAATATTTCTTCGGTTATGTAATGCTTATTTTCTAATACTTGATTTGTTACGAATTCAGAAGTGTCGAGAGGTGGTTTATTTTCAAGGTTAATAACACGATTTCTTAAATCTGTGTCATTATATGCACCGCCCTCAATTGCTTTACTCTCTAACGCTGTAACACGTTCATTTAGTAGACTGTCATTGTATGGTTGAGGTATTTCAGATTTTAAAGCATAGCTATCTAAATTTTGTTGAGTTAGATATGCTTTGTTATTTAATTCTTCTTCAGTAACATATTTCTTACTAGCTAACTTTTCTTCAGTAACAAAAAAAGAAGTATCAACAGCAGGCTTACTTTCAAGTTCAGTAAGTCTACGCTTTACTTCTGTGTCATCATATATTGTGTCATTGTCGTGTTTAGCTTCTAACACATCCAGTCTATCTCTGATAGGTTTATCGTCGTATGCTCCACCTTCAATAGCTTTGCTCTCAAGAGCTGTTACACGCTCTTTAAGAGGTGTGTCGTCATATACTGTGTCTTTATCAGTTTTTTGTTCTAGCACCTCAACACGTGCTTTTAAATCGCTATCGTTGTATAGTTCTGATTTCAAAGCATAATTATTTAACGCTTGATCCGTTAAGAAATGCTTATCCTCCAATTCTTGCTTAGTAACAAGGTTTGAAGTATCAACTGTTGGTTGACTGTTCCTAACTTCGTTTAATTCTTCTTTAGTAGCTAAATTACTAACATCTGAAATATAATGCTTGTTCTCTAACTCCTCTTTAGTCACAAGGTTGTCAGCTAATGGTTGACTACCACTAACATTTCTTAGTTCTTCTTTAGTAGCATAATTAGATAAGTCTACAGGGGCTTTATTCTCAAGTGTTGTAAGTCTTTCTTTAACTTCACTATCATCATAAACTGTATCTTTATCAGTCTTTAATTCTAAAGCTAGTACTCTGTTCTTAACTAATTCAAAATTAGTATTATCAACTGCTTCTGACTTTTTAGCGTACAATTCTTCAGCCTTAGTCTCTGTTAGTAATCCTTCTGTTGCTATTCCACCAATATTTTTTAACGCTTCTTTTAATTCATCCTTTGTTACAACGTCTAATCTATCTACAATAACAGTATTGTTGATAAATCGTTCCTTAACTTCGTAACGGTTCATTTTGTCAATTTCAGATACTTTAACTTTGAACTTAAATCTAAAAGTGTCAGAAGTTCTTTGTTCTTCATCAAAATAAAGATAACAAATAACCGTTTCATTTTGAGTGATTAAAGTAGTATCAAACGTTACATTTACTTTGTTACCTTCTACCGTTCCAGTAGTCTTCCAAATTTTATTACTTTCTGTAAATTTAAATAAAGCTATTACTTGCTCTGTTGTTAATGTGTCATTTAAAATCTCAAACTCAAATGATCCGTTATTTTTATCATGAGAATAAAGTTCTGAATAACTATCTTCAGTCTTACGTTCTCTTGTAGTGTTGTTGAAATCTAATTTAATTAATTTTTTCATCCGTTATTCCTTTCCGTCCAGTTCATCTCTTAACTTCTCTAATCGCTTTTTAATACCGGTTGGAAATGGTACTCCTAATGCACTTAGATTTTCGATTAAACTTAGACAGTAACTTAATGTAAAAAATAACAAGAAAGCTGTTGCTATCTCGTTAAAACCTAAATATAAAAGATATGGATATACTGTAATACACATAACACAAACTATGATGTGTTCAATCAATCCACGTCTATTGATTGTTGAGTTTAGTTTTTTTGTAACAAAAGCCTTTGCAACTCCTGTTACAACATCAAGAAATACCATAAGCGTAAATGCATGAATGTAAACATCATGTACTAAATGGTAGTATCTTTCGGCTAACTCTGGTAATGTAATTTCCATTAATCAAACTCCTTTCTCTGCAAAATAAAAGAGGGCTTTAAGCCCTCTTTAAATTATTGTTTATCTTCAGCAACTACTTCAGCTAATCCCATTTTGTCAAGTTCAGCTTTTACTAGTTTGCGAAGTTTTTTGTTCTTGATTTCATCTAAAGTCATTAATCCATCAAGAATTGTTAATGCTAAATATTTAACCATCATGCTATTTCCTCCTTTCATAATTTCTAAAAATATCATGCTAGACAGTTTCAGCTTCTCGAGAACCGCTGTTACTTTCTTTTTCATCTTCTTCATCCTCCTTAGCTGGATAAGTGATATTTAAGTGTTTAGCTAGGAATTCTAGCTTACTGTCAATATCTTCAAAATTACTTTCCCATTCAAACTCTTTAACAACACTTTGAGCTAACATTTTTCTTGTTGTGTCAAGTGTTACTGTTGACTCTTTCAACTCTTTTTTTATAGCTGTGATTTTTTCATTCTCAGCTTTGTTAGGGTAAGTATCTTGATAAAATTGTTCTAAAGCTAGTTGTACTATTTCATCTTCTGACTTCGTTAAATGGTCACCTTTTAACGTTGTTTCAATCACAGTACCACCGTTAGTACTAAATATACTAACAATGGTTGTCAATACTGCTCCGTTGCTGTCGTAAGTGGCACGAGCGTAGTTTTTCTTATAAGTTACCATTGATTTTATCCTCCAGTTTTTGTAATCTTAATTTTAGGTTGTTGTTTTCTTCGGAAAGTTCCTGTACCGCCTTGATTAGGTAAGGGATAGTGTCGTAGTAGTTGATTCTTAGGTAATCATTGTAAGTTTGTTTATCGTCCATATCATGTACAACAAGACTTTCATCCACAGATTGAACCTGTTGAGCAATAGCTCCAATTTTTTCAAATTTGTTATCTTTTATCCAATTAAACTCAACCATTTTAATTTTATTAAGTGTGTCTAATGCGTTAATTTTAGTTGGTTTGATGTTAGTTTTTAAGCGTTGGTCAGAAATTGCACTTTTTACCCTGTTGATTTGCGACCACCACATCACATTTGTTGTGCTAGTTCCTGCTCCTTGTGATGTAATATCTTGGTCATGAGTGTATATCCCGGCGCCGTGTACATCAAAACCTCTATTAAATACTGCTCTATTATTACAAACCATGGCACCATTACCATTTACATACCACGCATTTGGTCCAGGTTGCCACCAATTATTCCCCCATGCTGCCCAAATTTGAGCACCACGTGTCCCAGCATTGTGTCCAGGATTTATACCACAGTTGAAGTTATCTTTCCCAGTTAGCCAAAAACCGTTGTCATTATAATTGTAACCTATCCTAAATCCACCTATTTCACCAGTATAAGCTCTTAAAACTCCCCTTATATCAACTTTATCAGCATCTATTTTAACCAACCCCGCATCTTGTCCGTTTCCGTCCTTTTCAACACTCAGATTAATAGCACTGATTATATTGTCTTTTGAAACTTTTAAGTCTATCTGTTCTTTAGTTTGCGTAATTGAACTTTCAATCCTACTGTTTTGTAAATACACATCTTCGGGAGCTGGAGAGTATTTTTTAGGTAGGGTGTCTCCTTCACACATATAAGGTTGTGCTATATCAATGACTCCACTTCTTACTATATATATCCAAAATGATCCGTCAGATAAGAACATATCTCTACTTGCGGTGAATGTGAATTCACGTTCTACCCATTTACCCTTTTGAACGCTAGCAGTATCCAATCTGTCATTCCACAAAATTTCACCTGTTAAATGATTTTTAATTTCAACATAAGCTCCTTTGTCGAGTTGGCCACTAATACCATTAATAAAGATAGGAATACGTATAGAATAGCGTTCACCTTTACTTATGCTGTATTTAGCTAAATTAAAACCTACACCTTGCCAAATATTCCTATCAAAAACATAACTTACTAGTGACATATACGGTAACCCTTTATACTCTTGATTTACAACTCTAGTGATATCGTTACCGATTGGTTTATAATCTTTATCAGATATCATCCTACTACCAAGTATTAAGTTACGCTTTTCTTCGTTCGCTAATACCTGTTGTTTAACCTCTCCGATAGTTGAGTTGAACCGGTCTATAGTGCTTTCAAAAGTTTTATACTTCTTAACAACTTCTTTTATTTCCGTTGGGTCGGGTAGATTATCAAGTCTAGCATTAGCAATGGTGTTTAAGCCTTTGTAAGTGACTAACACAATTACTTCTAGCGGTGTACCGTTCTGTTCACGGTTCCCCCAGTCTATATTTACAATACCTCCCTTAGAATCAACTTCAGTAACCCAAAAATCGCTCCAGTCTGTACTATTTCCACCTTTATATTTAACCCGTGCTTCAAAGCCATTACTAACCTTTTGCCCATCGTAGAAAACATCTAAATATGCTTTAACATTATTTGTTATGTTGTTAATATACGTTCCTTCAAACCTTAAGTTAGCTGTCAAACTGTGTGCTTGTAAGTCTTCCTGTGCTACGCTCCACGGTTGTACCGTATCACCCTTAATTACTCTAGCGTTAGTAATTTTAATCTTAGCATTTACGTTATCAGCTCTAAATCTAGCTCGTTTACAATCCAACAAATCATTGTTCATTGTTAGTGTTCTTACATACGTTCCTTTTGTAGGGTTAAAGTCCTGGTCCATCCACACACGGTATTGAACATCATCGTGCCATTCAAAATTTAATTTGCTAATTTTCTTGTTACTTCCGTTAGGGAGTACTTCATAATCAGCTATGAATGTTACTTTATCACCAACTTTAAAACCTAAATCTCTGAAGTTTTTATTGTCAACAAGTTTAAAGGCTTCTTGAACATCGAAATTGTCGTTAACAGCTAACAACACCTTTTCATCAGCTGTTCCACTTAAGTAGTTTCTAGCGTAAGACTTACCGTCCCTACCATCTCTACCTCTTTCTCCATCCTCACCTTTAACTTTAAACCACTTATAAGCAGTCTTATCTGTTGGTTGTGTTGGAGATGTAGTTCTTGCAACTCCCATGTATTTCTTAGGTTCACGACCGAAATTACTACCATCAGCATTATCTGAATACACTATATGTGTATATTTATCATTTGTAATTGATGTTTGCTGTAAATCAAACCATTCAAAATCACTTGCTATTGGTGTTCCTTCTTTAAATACATAACCGAAATAACGGTATTTATGGTATTGTGCAGGTTCATTTACTGGATAATCAGTATATCTCTTATCACCTTCATATATCGTGAACCAGTCAATCTGAATTCCTGTCCAGTCTTCATCTTCCGGAACTAAGACGAATTTGAACAACACATCCTCAACATCGTTAGTAGTTGTGAATGTGATTGACTTAGTTTCTAGTCCTCTGAATTCTAACTGCCCCCAATTATATTGGTCGTTTGTTTTGTTGTTTCTAAAATAAGCCCACAACTTATTACTATTTCCCTTAGCTCGAGCCGTAAGCGTGTATTTAGTGTTCGGTTTAAAACTCAAGAACATATTTGCCTGCCATATATCGCTAATATCATTATCGTTAACAATATTTACACGAGGTCTGTTTTTAGCGAATAACTTAGCGTTTTCGTCGGGTTCAACCAACGTAAAATCAAGACCGGTTAAACTGTTGGAATAAGCTTTGTATAACTTACCGTCCGACTTAATCTTAGTCCAGCTATATTCACTAGCGTTAGTAGGTGCTTGTTGTTTATCACCTGTATATATACCAATATACTTAAGTGTTGAGTTGTCACTCATGTTTCTACCATCGGGGTAGTCGCTGTATTTTTTATGGATGTAGGAATTAGTACCTTTTAATTCGGCTTTTTTCTTCTCAAAAACTTTTGAGCTTTCCTGTTGAGTGATTTGTCTTATTCCGTCAGCGTCAATAGTTAAATCATTAACTAACTTTCTTACACCGTCCTTAGTTACAAATTCTTTTGAAATGTTCGACTTAATGCTATCTTTTAGCTTTGTAAAGATATTTTGCGTTGTGACTTCTCCATCTTCAAATTGTTGTGTGAATTTTTCATCACTAATTATTTGATTGATAAAAGCCTTGTCAATAAGTGCGTTTTTAATATCAGCATAGTTTAATTTTGCTTGAATAGCCTTGATTAATTCAGCCTCTGTGATTATAGTTTTAAGCCTTCCTATATCTCCCTCAACTGCATCAAGTATTTTAGCTTTAACAACATCAGGAATAGTTCCGTCAGCTTCAAATAAAGCTTTCTTAACTTCTAAAGCTCCTTTTGATTTTTCTTCAAGCTCTACTAATTTATCCTCAATACCTTTTCTATCCAGTTTCAGTAGCTGTGCTAAATTCTTCTGAATCTTAAATGCATCAAGCATAGTTTCAGCTTTTTCTTCTATAGCATTGTCAACCATACTAGCTAGTGTTGTTCCTAGATTAGATTGAATCTTACCAAAACCAATAGTTTTTAACTTACGTCCCATAGGAGAGTAAGTGTATTTTGTGATTTTCTTTTTAACATCAAGATTGAATTTCTCATGAAATATTGTCACCGTGTCAAATATTCCTACTGGTTCGTCTGGAATACCTACAACGTCAATTTCTATGCTTTCCTCAATCACATCACACAAGGTAGTTTTAAAGTATTGTTCACCATATTTTCTTAATGTTGCTTCATCAGTAACATCTTGATCACTTACACCTAAATTCCCTTCATAGATATTCTTATACTTACCTATCAACGGACTATCAACAGTAACAGCAATTACTTTATCTTTCTCACCCTCTTTTTGAGAGTTGATAGTTTTTGTGAAATGAATTCTTGTTCTTAAATCTTTAATAGATTTCTTTTGTTGGTATGATTTTAGGTTCTTTTTATACATAAATAAGGCTTCTTTGTTAGTTCCACCATTACTTAGCAACCTAATATCATACTTATTTCTGATTAAATCTCCACCCCATTGTCCTAATATTGAGTGCTTATCCTTAAACAATGCAGTAGCTACTGTCACATTCTTTAAATTTAGACTGTGAGTATTTGCTATATCTGAAGAGAATGTAAACTTGTGTTCACGAATTATGCTACTCACAAGGCTTCTCATTACTCTATCACCACTAGCATTATTCACACTTAATTCAGTGATAGAGTAATTATTTAACAATGTAGCTACTTGATTTGCATAAACAGTGATATAAGCGTGGTGCTTTTCTACCTCAAAAATGATGAATTCCTGTTCACCGTGTAAGTCGTCAGCAAGTAATAGAGTTTCTTCTACTAACTCTTCCCACAACGGATTATTAGTAGGAAATTTGAAACTTAATTGATATTTGCTATTTCCTTCTTGTATTATTTCATCATTATAAGCAAAATTAAGAGGAGTTACCCCCTCTTTTAAATAAATCATACTCTCCACCTCCAATTACCTTTTATTTTTATGTTAGTAACATTTCCATTAGTTGCTACACCTTGTAATCCTGGTGGTATTTCAAAGAAACCACCTTTTTTACGGATTGAATTTTTCACAACGTTATTTTTGTCATATACATTTTGTTTTCTGTGTCTGCAATCGATAATAGCTTTACTATCTAAATTTAAAAACATAGACTGCACACCTATTGTTAAACTAACTTCTCCACTACCTTCTATTTCAATGATAGGTTCTGAAAAAACATTTCCAATGTTGTTAATAGTTCCTCTTGTTGTAAGCTTAGTTTCAGTATTTTCAGTAGTATATCTAAATGGATTGAATCTCAATTTAACGTTAACAATCCATCTTGACTTACCTTGTTTGCTGTAAGTAATATCTACCAAATCAGCGTAGTATCTTGACAATTTCAAGTAGTCAAACTCTATTTCATTATCAAAATCATTAAATAAATTACTCAACTCTACTACTTTAGCAAAGTTAACAGCAGAGAATTTCAAGACACGTTCTTGACTCTCATAAGCTCCGTCATGTACTACATAAGTGCCATTTGCACCGTAGATTTTACTTTCTTCTGACACACGTTTTTTTGCTACTTGAATCTCTCCACCGTCAACTAACACATAGTCTTTAGGGGGTAAAATTACATTGTTAATCTTAACCATTAAATTCCCTCCCTTCTAACAAAAGTCATTTGTCTGTCATATGAGTTTTTAGCCATTACTTCACCGTCTAAATAAGTATTAAAATCTTTATTTGAAATTTCTTTTAATAAATCTTGAACAATACCTAACGCTTTAATTACCTCGTTATCATTATCTCCTGTAGAAAAGTCAGCTGTACTCATATCATCAATTTGTAAGTTTTTAGAAACATTCGCACCTACTTCAAAATCTGTCATTTCACTTGTGAATGCCTTGTTAATATCTCCAGCCATTCCACCAACTGTTTTTTTGACTGATTCAAACTTATCTGTAAGTCCTTCATCTAAACTTTCCATAATAGCATTACCAGCAGGGATAAGTAGTTTTCTGTCGTATTCAATAGGCCCTTTATGGTCGCGAATCCAATCGGCTATACCGCTAACAAATCCTTTTACGCTTTCCCAAGCAGATTTTAATCCATTTAAGAATCCTCTCATAATAGCACTACCAGCTTCCCAAAGATTTATACTGCTTAATGTACTAAATATGTTTTTAACACTACTTACTAAGTTTTGAACACCGTTTTTGAAATTATTCCAAGCATTTTGTGCTGCATTAACCAAGCCTTGAATAATGCTAGTCACACTTGATTTAATAGAATTCCAAGTGTTTACCGCTATACTTTGAACAGTATTTATTAACGTCGTAAAGAAAGATTTGAAACCTTCCCACAATGCTTTTATTCCGTTAACTAGTCCAGTTACAATTGAAGTAACAGCCGACTTAATAGCATTCCATATGGTAGAAGCGGTTGTTGATAGAAAGTTCCAAATAGCAACTAATCCATTTTTAAAACCTTCCCAAGCATTTAATAATAAAGATACTAAAGTAGTTACTATCGCTATTACTACAGCTTTAATACCTTCCCAAACTAATTGAACTGCTGCTTTTATTGCATCCCAAATAAGCTGTAAGTCTTCTTTAAGTTTTGTGAAGTTACCCGTTACTAAATCGATAACAATTAGCACTGCTCCCATCACAATAGCTTTGATGAATTCCCACGCACCTTGAATGATTAGTTTAATACCTTCCCAAACAGCGTTAAGTCCTTCTTTTAAAATGTTCCAACCGTTCATGAAAGCATCGATAAAAGGTTGAACAATAGCTGTAATAGACGTTGTAATGAAAGTCCAAGCCGTACTAGCTGTTGTTTGAATTCCAGTCCATAACGTAGAAAAGAATTCTGTTACACCTTGCCATAAGGCTTTTATTTCTTCTACAGCAACCGCCCAAACTGCTTGAATTCCTGTCCATAGAGTTGAAGCTCCAGCAGTAATTCCACTCCATATAACACTGAAGAATTCTACAATTCCGTTCCATGCTTGTTTTATAAAATCAACAAAACCTTGCCATATAGCTTTACCCGTTTCAGTCTGTGTAAAGAACCACACTAACGCAGCAACTACAGCTGTTATCCCAGCAACAAGTGCTGTCATAGGGCTTAAAATCATAACAGCGTTAAATATTGCCATTGCTGTTCTTGCAGCAGTGATAGCTGTTTGAAAGCCGTTGATTAAAGCTGTAATAGGTCCAATTACACTCAATGCTATAAATCTACCTAGAATAGCACTTAATGCAATTTTCACCAGTCCTAAAGCTACCTCATTTTCTCTCAAGAAAGATGTAAAATCTTTAATCCATTCTGATGCTTTTTTCACAACATCGCTTAATAATTCAAATGCTAACCCTACACCGCTAACACTACTTTCAGTACTGTTAATTCCCAATAGATCTCCAACAAATTCTCCAACAATTGCCGTTACATTTTTAATCGCTTCCCAAATATTTTGAAAAGCGGTTCTGATATTCTCAGCGATACTAGCAATGGAATCAGCTGTCCCCTCATTAATTCCTAGTGCTTTCATCAAGTCAATACCTTCTTGTTTAGATATTGAACCTGTAAGTACATTCATAAACGATTCTACAGCACCTGAAACTTGTGTTAAATATCCTTGAATTTTGTTTACTACTTCATCTCCAAACACTCCCCGTAACTGTTCAGCCAGTCCAGAGAATGCACCTATCACGAGAGTTGGTAAACCTTTCAAAATATTACCAACCATAGGTAGGAAGTTACCTACAAGAAACGTCATTGTAGTACTTGCTAACTGTTGCAACGCTGGTTTAATATCATTACCCAACGATAAATTACCTAGCAAGTTCATAAATGCCGCTTTCATAGAAGCAAATGAACCTTGTAGTGTTGTTGATGCTTCTTTAGCAGTAGTACCTGTGATATCTAATTCTTTTTGAATAACGTGAATAGCTTCATACACATCAGATAGGTTGTTAATATCATACTTAACACCTGTCAATTTCTGTGCATCAGCTAACAGTCGTTGCATTTCTTGTTTTGTACCACCATAACCTAGTTTCAAGTTATCCAGCATCGTATAGTTTTGTTTTGCGAAACCTTGATAAGCATTTTGGATAAGCTCCATGGATGTACCCATCTTATTTGAGTTATCCGCCATATCAACCATGGCAGTATTTGCAACCTTAGCTGCTTTTGCTGTGTCTCCACCTAAAGATTGAAGTAAACTAGCACTAAAACCTGTTACAGTCTCCATATAAGCGTTGGCAGAAAGTCCTGTAGTTTTGTAAGCTTCATTAGCGTATTGCTTAACCATATTAGCGTTGTTTTTAAACAACGTCTCTACTCCACCTAATGACTGTTGAAGCTTCCCACCTTCCATAAGTGAAGATGCGAATAACTTACCTATTCCAGCTGCAACTACCGCACTTTTAATTGTTGAAACTAAACTATTTCCAGCACTCTTTCCAGCGCTTGAAACTTCTCCGTCTAATTCTTTTGATATCATTCCCGATATCCCTTTAGCGGAAGGCATAATTTGAACATATGCTTTACCTAAATTTGTTGCCATATTATCCTCCTTCCCTCAATATTTTATTTCTAGCTTTTTCAAAATCCTCACCAGTAGCGAACACAAGTTCTTCTTTCACCTTAACAGGCTTATTAATACTATCGACAATAGACTTAGGTTGATTTCTTCCCTTTTGTCCATCTTTCGTTTTAGTCCAAACTAAAATACTTAATCTATCAACAATAGAAGCTAATAGCATAGTATCCAATTTAACCTTTTGACCTGTCATTTTTAGCTTAATTCTTGAATCATCTCTTAATCCACTACAAAAAATAGCCACCTCATCTGGTGGCATATCTTTGTAATTATATATTTGATAAGTTTCAGCTAAATCACAAATCACAGCATCTTCATCTGTGTTCAGCATACTAGCAAGGACTACTAGTTTTTTAATCGTTTTTGAGATTCAAAAATATTCTTAAGTTCCGACGTGATTTTTTCAGTATCTACAACTCCGTCTTCGTCTCTTAAGTGATCTTTTAATTTTTGAGCTTGTTCTTTACCTAGTAATAGATTCATCACACGAGGTAATACAAGAGGGTTTGTTTCCAACTCCCCTAATGCTTCTACTAATTCATAGTTTCTTACATTTTTCTCTAAAATCGAATAAGTAAATCCCGACTTAGTGACACCTGTTAATTTTTTCATCTACTTATCTCCTATTCTTATTTCTTCTTAATGTATTCGTAGTGTGTATTTCCTTCTGAATCTGGGAACGCATTTAAAGTTGTTTCAAACCCAACCATTTCAGAGTCAGTATATTTAATTTCTCCTACTTCCCCGATTTTACCATTAGGAATTACAATACGTTTTAGAATACCACCTTTTAGCACCATTTCAATTACAACTGAGTGTTGCACTAATTCTTTAGTATTAGCTTTAATTGTAATTCCAGTTCCAATATCACCTTCAACATTATCTTTACCATATATTTCTTTTAACACATCAATATTTAATGATTCAATTAAAGTGTAAGTGAATTTATCTGTTTTTTCTGTTTGAACAGTATCAACAATATCTCCTCCCCACGCTTTTATATTCTCAGTACTAGCTGTGTTTTCGTTAGTTAGTCCGTCTTCTGAAATATATCCTAACGCTTTGAATGCTTCATTCAATTCTGTAGTTGCATCAGTAGGAAGTACTGTTCCTAGTGGTGCAGAATAAATAGCTCCACCAATTTTAGGTTTTGCCGATGTTACTTTTGTTACGTCTGCCATTGTTTATCTCCTTTTTATTAATAATGATGAATATCAAATACGGCTTGATATCTATATTCTTTAGTTTCAAGATCAGTGTGATTATAATCACTGTTTAAACTGACTTTTGAGACTTCATCTACAGATATCAAGTCGTACATTAGATTTTTTATTTTTTCGTTTAATTTAGCAGCTTCAAACATTGAAGCTCCATAACTTTGAATCGCTATTGTTGAAGAATTTAAAAAGTTTTCTCTTTTTCCACTTGTTTTTTGAATTACAATAAATTGTTTAGGTAAATTTTTTTGATGTTCAAACACGATAGGTATATCAAGTAATTTTGATAAATATCCTTTGACAATAAGTTCTATCATTATCTCATCGCCTTAAGTAAAGTATTATTTTTGTTGTTGTCTCTAATAGCTTTTTTTGTCTTAGTTTTGACACTCACGTTCGCCCTGTTTTTACCTACATATGAGCTGACTTCATATCCATCTCCTGCTGCTTCTTGAATCCCTCGAGCCTTATCTCTCAGTACTTCAATCATAACTGAACTCTTCATCAGTTCGGCTACACCGCTATAGTTTAATTCGAACTTTTTACTCATAACGTTCTACCATTATTTTTCTATTCCAACTTAACGGAATCATTGACTCAATACCTTCTTGAGGAATACCTATAGTTCGCCACTTTTTACCGAAAAATACAACTTCTCTATTCTCCCAAGTGTTTTTATCGCCCTTTGGTATTCCTAGCTGGTATTCAGCCTTTTTGCCAGTTAAATTGACTATATTTAGAACGTCTTCAGTTTTTACAGGTGCTACTAACACATTTTTTACAACTATTTCTTTATCAACAAAAATAGGATGGTTGAATTCATCAACTCCGTTTTCTACTTTATCCACCAAAACTATATCTATTCCTTTAAGTATAGTCATAGAATTCTATTACTCCGTATCGTTGTTTCTTAAATCCTAAACGTTTTAACTCACTGTCTTTTATGAATAACCCTCCTCCAGGTACTAGAAATGAACCTGAAACAGAATATCCAAGAGCTGACTCAGAATATTGAGTCATAGGCTCTTGATTTGTTGAAGTCATGAGAGTTCGTGCCACAATGTCAACAACGACCGATTTTACTAAATAAGAATAACTTTCGTCTTCTTTAACCAGTAAATCTAAATCTTTATTGACTTTCTTAGCTTCAACACGTAGAACGTGAGAAACTGTTTTTAACAGCTCCTCAGAACGTCCTATTTCATGACCTTCAACGCTTCTCCACAAAGTGTCTAAATCTTCAACAGTAGCAAATGGTTCAAGTGCATTCATAGTACACCTCTATTCTTTGTCAGATTCCTCTGACTTAGTTTTTTTAGCTGGAGTTTTAATTTCTTCTACAATTTCTTCTACAAACTCCCAATCTCCAGAAAGTTCACTTTCTGTTAAAATTTCTACTTCTGTTTCTTTATGTCTATATTTATTCATATATTACCTCCTACGCTTCTTCTACACGAGCAAATGCTTTTTCGTCAAGGATTCCCCATCCAATATAAGCCTCAGTACGTACTAAGATTTCATTGTAGGCTTTTAAGTCACGTCCTGTACCGTCTGGATCTCCATATTCGATGATTTCCATAGGAATGTTCGCAGCATATCCCCATTTAAATCTATTTTGGAAGTCTCCGACAATAGCATGATTTTTCTTAGCTGTTCCGCCTTGCACTGTTAAAGTTTTGTTCATATCTAAGTCCATGTTAAAGAAGTTGTCTGGACGTTGACCAAATCTGAACTCTGGATATTTAACATTATCAAATTTATCTTTAACTTTAGACATCGCTTGTCCAGCAACTGGAGATAATGCAATACCTGTAACTTCGTTATCAGTCGCAACAACAGCTTGAACTGCGTCATCAATATTATCATCAACTTTTGTAGCATTATAAGTAACAACATTTCCAGTTACCACTCCATCAAATGAGTTAGTAGATTTAAAAGTAGCATCTGTTAAACCTTTTGGTTCTAAACCATGAATTGCAGCAATGTCAAATGCTTCTGCGATTTTCTTAGAGAATCCTTCTGAATAATGTTTTAAAAATTCAAGTCGTTTTTCCTCACTAGCGTACAGGAACTCATCAGTAATACGAGCTTGATAAACAAATTTTAAAGGTGTAATAACTTTAGTAGCAATTACAGCTTTACCTGCTCCTTTTAATTCACCTTCACCTACGATTTGTGCATTACCTTCTAAATTGAAAATAAATTGTTCAGTTCCATTAAATGGAATAGGTTGTTGATTTGATAATTTCGCAAGAGTTGAACGGCCTTGTACCTTATTCATAATATCCGTTACTAATTCTGGTTTAAAAAAAGTCCCTCTTTTTAGTGCATTTGTTTCTTTTGTTTCTGTCATGTTTTATTCTCCTTTTTTATCTTAAATTTCTAGCAACATCTCTCCAAGCAGCATCAATACTATTTGTTTCAATGTTAGGTTCTTTATCTGCCAACGGCTGTGTATAATTTTTTACATTTACTAACGATGCTAGACGTTCAGCATCTTCATTCAAACTTTCCTCACTATCTCCTTGAAGTCTATCTGCTAAGTCAAATGGTAGTCCGTTCTTCATTGCTATTTGTTGCTTAAGTGATTTGTTTTTCCAAGTAGTCACATCTTTTTCAAGCTCAGAAATTCTACTAGCTGTTGTACTTGCACTTGTTTCTTTTTCAGTGATAGTCTGTTTCAAGTTTGTGTTTTCCGTCTCTAATTTTTTAATTTTTTCTGCTAAAGTATCATAATCAGCATACTTTTCTTTCTCGCGATCTAATCTTGCTTTGATAATCGCATTTAATTGTTCTTGAGTTTCAATTACTTTAAATTCTGTCATTTTAAATCTCCTTATATCCGGATTACCCGTCCGTTCGGTAATTTAAGCTAATTAATAGCTTATCCTTTGTTTTTTCTTAGGCTTAATCGAATGACAAGCCCAGTGTGCAAGTAATGCACTGTCCAATAACGAAATATCCATATCATCAAACTGTGACTTATATCCAAAACCACCGTTAGTCCCGATGCTACGTTTTTCACAGTTAGTAGCTACTTTCCTTAACGATGGTTGACCGTTATGACAAATAGTCTTTTGGAAAATTCCTTGTTCGAAAACTGAATTAGCTGTGATTATCTCCTTAACAGTTGGCAAGATAATATTTCTTATCTTGTAGTCTTTTAACTCCTCTTCCAACATTTTCTGACCGCTTGCACCGTCAACAACGATATTTGCTACATCAGCGTTTTTCAAGAAGTTAATTAACCACATATTCCCGTTTCTTAGACTTTGACAATCAATCGTTTCTATAAAAATACGTTCATCATTAGTCCTAACAGCAATACTCATGCTTACGTTATTTCCATCATTTCCGTATTTAACACCAACAAATAACTTGCCTTTGAAGTCTACTTTTTCAGACAATAAAAGACCGTCCCATTCTCTCTCACTGATTACAGATTTTTGAGAGAACGACGGCCAAAAACCAAGACGTTGAACATTGTGATCTAGTTTATCTTCACCAAGCTCAGCTTCAATTTTTCTTTCAGTTAAGTGATAACCTAAAGAAGGATTTGAATTATACCACGCTTCAACATCATCTATTTCTTTTTCATCTTCTACCGACCACTCAGCCCATCCGGAATATTTACTTTTTCCAAATAAGCAAGCTTCACGATATTTAGTAAATACAGTCCCTATTGACACAGGTGTAGGAGGTGTCCCACACATTACTGTCATAGGATTCTTACTATCAGTAACTGTATATTTCAAGGCAGATTCTTGTTCAATCGTATATTCCTGTGCTTCATCGATTATCATCAAGTCAAAACCTTCACCAAGTCCACCATTTTTAGTCCTAGTCCTAAATTGAACAACTCCACCAGTGGAATATAGCTCAATTCTTTCTTGACCTTTCGCACGTATAGAATTAAAGTGCTCTCCATCTACATATCCCATCCTTTCAAGGTACTTTTTAACCTTTTCAAAAGATGAATGAGATGTGCTAATTCTGTGCGCTGTGTGTAAAATGTTGATTCCTTGATGTAAGGCCCAAATCTCAAGAATGTATACAATCTCAGTCTTACCGTTACGACGTGGCAACGAATATCCGAATTTCTGATGCGTCCACAGTCCTTCTTCATCAACTGCCATGATGTCTTTTAACAGATATAACTGCCAATCGTAAATTAATAATCCTGTTCTTTGATATAAATCTACAGCTTCTTGATATCTACTTTCGTTATAGTCTAAAATCACCGATTGAGTAGGAGTTTGTTTACCAAATTTTTTTGTCATTCAGTCGCTCCTTTCAACCAACCTAGTTTAATGCCATACGGTAGGGCAAATTTTATAGTTTTTCATCAAATTTGATTATTTTAGTGTGAACATCCTGTCTTACTCCTTTTTTAGGGAAGTATTCGACGGTGCAACGGCAATTTTGATGCCTTCTATATACGTCTTTTGGTACTTCCGGATAATTATATGTTCCGACTAAACTTTTACACCATTTGCAACAATTCCCCACTTCTTTCCTAACTACTTTAGGTTTGAGACCAGAATTGTAATGAAATTCAGCGTTCTTTCTTATCATGTCATCTACAACACTTTGACTGAAATTTACTATAGGAGAACCTAACAACCATTTTGACTGCTCAAAGTCTTCTCCAGTTAGTCTTCCTACTAATCCGTCAATTCTACTTTGATTTAATTTAGGAATTTGAACAGCTAGTCCGATTTTTGCTTTTTTGTTAAGAATCTCTTGAACAATTGCACCAAAATCAGTAATTAGTCTGTGATTTTCCCTCAGTCTGTCGTTAAGAATTTCTTTGATAATAGGTGTAGGATTTTCTGTGATGTGCAAATTAAAAGCAGTGGTTAGAATTTCTCCTAAAGCCACTGCATAATTGTTAACATCAACATAAGTTGTTGCTTGTATATTTAATTCTTTTAATTTCTTTTCAAACGTTTCAACAATTCGTTCTAAAACTTCATTACTCATTTACCTGCTCCAAAACTTCCGTTTTATTAATCATAGCTTCCGCTTCTTGTTTACTCATTCCAGTTGAGGTCAGAAGTAGTATTCCATTTTCTTTTGAAAGTACCCCTTTTTGGTAGTTACTTAGTAGGGAGGTAATCTCATACGTAGAAATAATTCTATTTTGTTGCTTATCTTCTGAGTTAGTAGATTTTTGTTCTACTTCCTCAATTTTCGGAGTGGCATTCATATCACCTTTAATTCCAGTAATATCTCTAATTACTTTTGCATCAATGTAGCCAGGTAATGCTTGATTAAGCTTAATCACTCCATCACCGATTAAAGTAAGCATGTTAGCATCTGCTTCAAACAGAGGTTCCCATTTTGGCACGGTATCAATAAAACGACCACGATTATATTTAAAATCATCTCTTAAGCAACAAGCAACGTAAGCAACATTTAAAAGTCCACTTCCTATTGATCGTTGTGCTTTTCTTCCTGCTAGTCTTAAATTCTCATGACTTGCTTTAATCGCTTCTACAGAGGAAGGATTATCAGAAATAAAACCTAAATCATCAAGAGTAAGTCCTGTTTCTCCAGCAAATAAAGCTGCAGCCGTTCTTAATTGTTCTGTGAACGGAGACATTGACGGAGTAGTGAATTGACCTACTGTTGGTTTGTCACCATCTGAACTAGCAGAAATTTGTAGCATACTAGAAACAGTTGCTTTCCACGTTTCAAGTGGTTCAGCGTCAGAATCCATTCCTAATACATATTTCTGAGGGAATGAATAAAACTCTGCTGTAATATCAGCCCTCTCTAATGTTCTTTTAGCTAGTTTTTGATAATACATTCCAGAACGTGTTATTCTTGATCTACCAAAAGGCCTTACACTATCTGGAGCATGAATAACAGGTACTAATAACGGAATACCAGCAGTATTTGCAATTACTGTTGATTGACCTGTTCTCTTATCATTAATTACGGTTTCTTTATCTGTGAAGTAAGCTTCTAATAGTGCTTTGCCGTTTTCATCTTTTTTTAGAATTGCATAACCTTCCGTTAATAGTCCTGTGATAGGGTCAAGTATTCCTGTAGCGTTGCTAGCTTCTATAACTTGTAGTCGTGGGATATCCTCTCCAACTTTTGAAATATATACAAAGCTGCATGATGCTATAAGTGAAGATAGAATAACACTATCAAAGAATATATCCGGATTATTTTGTTTGAATATATCATTTACCTTGAAATCGTCGTTTTCAAATTCTCTGAACACTAATCTGTCAGCAAGACTATCAACAGCCTTTGTACACCAACCTAAAACTGACCTATATTGAAATCTCAGTTCTTTTGGGATAGTAATTCCGTATTGTTCATCATTGAATTTCATTGCATATTGACTATATCTTAAATCTACTCTAGAATTAGTCAAAGCTAGCTTTCTACGTAGGTATTGAATTCCTTTGTATTCCAATAAAATCACTCCTTTCTTTTAATCGTTATTTTCGCGCGAGAAAAAATGTACAGTGACGGCGTGAAGGTCGGCCGAAGCCGTGGGGAGGGTCACTCCCCCCATAAACCTTGATAAATCAACATTTTCACTTTTAATTTATTTCAAAACCTTGATAAATTAGGCTTTTTGTTGATTTTTTTGTTATTTTTGCCGTTTTTTAGCATTTTTTACGATTTTTCGCTGTTTTTTGCTTATTTTTTGTTATTTTTCTTTATAATTCATCCAATCCATCAGTTTTGGCAAGTTTCTATTGCCTATAACATCCTCCTTGACCTCATTTCCCTTACTGAACAGCTTATCTGACTTCTGCCTGTTGCAATGGAAGTGTGCTAACTGTAAGTTAGCTAGATCCGATGGATGTCCACCTTTAGCAACAGGAATTATATGGTCAATCACTGGACTTAAAGGGTCGGGGTATTTAATAGACTTATCCACTTGTTGACCACATATTCCACAATAGTTCTGTGTCTTGAGCAGTCTCTGTTTATTCTTATCAAATGCAGTACGGTGTGTCCCGGTCTTATCTAACCTCACGGTATTCTCCTTACCTACCCCCTTATATAGGGTATATACAGTATATAGGCTCTATATATTAAGGGAGGGGGTATATTTCATTATTAGGGTAAAATAAAAAGAGACGGGGCTTATTCCATCTCTTTATATTAAGTATTATTAAGAAAGTTACTTATGATAGGAAAAGTAGGTAGAGTTCGTTTCATTTTTAAATTCACTGTAAATATTAATAATGCAAGGGACTCGGTTGGTTACTCTACCTAAATTTCATATATTACCATTATACCACATTAAAAAGGCTCAAAAGGCTCAACATTAGTCAGTATTAATTAATTTTAAAAATATATCTAACTGAGTACTTAATTTCCTTTTAACTGTTGAAATATGCATATGATATTTGGTTGCTATATCATAATTCTTCATTCTGTTGAAATACTTAGCATATACTATTCTATAAGTCTCTACATCTAGACTCTTCATATATTTGTCAATACACTTTAAAATTCTTTTATTCTCTTGATATTGCTTATCATCAAGCTTTTTAATAAGGTTTCTTTCGTTCTCTCTACCAGTTTTTTGATTACTTACTTCACTTTTATCTCCTGGTTGATATGTATTTAAAAGAAAGTCGTTACATTCAAATTTAAGGTTGTTGTAATTCTCTAATAAGAATTTTGCTTCATCTCTTGAATATTTCATCTATACACCTCCTATGTCTCTTCACACTCAATATTACTCACATCCATGAGATTTATTTTTATTCCTCTTAAGTCATATTCAAAATACACTATTTCATCATTTTCCTTTGCTTTATCGAAATACCAAAGTAAATCCTTTGTTGTTTCATCATCAAAAACATAGATCGTTTTTTCTCCGTTTTTGAAACTAATTGTAATTTTGTACAGTTTCATTAGCAAAGCACCTCCTAAAGTACCGATAGTAAAGGGAAGTCATCTAATGTTTTACCATTTACACTTCTGACATTCACCGATAACACAGAGAAATAATATCCACTATTTCCATTATCCCCATAACAATTTGCTTGTGCTATTGTATTTTGATTATGAAAAATAGTTAGTTTTACTCTTTCTTCAACCTCACCATAATCACCTGTTTTGCTATGCTTATAAGTTACATCAGTTATACAACCTTCAAAATTATCTGATAATATCCATTCACCATATGCACCCGCACAACAATCATAATCAGACAAATAAAACTCAATCTTTGTTCCGTCAGTCAATTCTAACATGTTATTTTCTGCTTTTTTAATTTTTTTATAAAGCAATAACTCTCTCAGTTTGTACATATTTTCTAATGCCATAACTTTAGTCCTCCAATAGCTCTTTATTTTCATAAATATTACCAATTACTTCTGTTTTTAATAATGTTTCTCTAAGTTCATCCTCTAGATCTTCTTCTACTAACCAATATCTAATATCTTCTTTAATTGCGCAAAAACCATAAACATTATTAAATTTTATAGAAAAAACATCCTCAAACTCTGTTTTCAAAATATCTCCACTTTCAATTTCTTTTCCGTTTTTATCTGCAAAACCACTACCGTAAATAAATTCAACTTCATCTATATCACAGTAACGATATCTAGATTCATCTTTATCGTAAATTTCAACTACTTTAGTATCAAAATTAATTAATTCTACTTCTAATACTTTGTTCAAATACTTAATATACACTTTTGGTTGTTTCATAACTTATTCCTCCACTCCTTGTGACTTTTAATAATTAAATATCCAATTACCGTTAACATCTAGTCTTCCTCTGTAAACATCATCTTAAATATTTTTCTAACAATCCCTTTAAATATTCCATACAAAGTAAAAACTCCAAAAATAAATATTATTCCGTAAAAAATTACTGCTATTCCATTTTTAAAAAATTCGATTATTGCTTCCATCTTTTCTTCTCCTTAATCATCTATGATTTTTTTAATTATATAAACAACACCGATTATTATTGCAATAAAAACCAATGTCATGTTATCACCTAACTCAATTATCATTAGTAAAGCACCTCTTTAATCTTTTCTCCAAACTCATCAATGCATTGTAGTGCTATTTCTTCTGATTTAAAATAAGGTAGTTTTGAAAACTCTTTGAAATAGTATGAATAAAAGGGTTCAAGTATCTCAGACTTATTTATATATTGAATAATGTACTTTCCTTCATACATATCTTTCCAATTCGGCTTCCAACCTTTGTTATGTTCTTCCGTCCACTTGTGAAGTTTAAACAGTAATACACGTTCTTTATCGAATTGTTCAGCTTCTTCTTTAGTTTTGAAGGCTAAACCACGTAGATATAACCCCTCATAATCAATATCGTGAAATACATCTTCCACTAAATTTATATCTCCCGATTCACTTACATAATAATACTCTCCTATATCTTCCGGCACTTCCACTTCGTAAGATGTTTTTACAGGTGCTAATCCTTTTTCTTCTTGCAAGTCAACCAACTTAGTTTTAATCCAATCTATTTCACTTGCTAATTGTTCAAACTTTTCTTGCAATTCTTCGTTAGTCATTCTATTCCTCCTACTAAATATCAAATTCAAAATCTAAATAATCAGCATCTTCATATCCCATTTCATTAAAAAAATAATCAGTTGCTATATCTTTTAAATCTTCTTCGGGAATTTCGTCTATGTCAAAACCTTCACACACTGGCACGTTAAACATTACTTTCATTTCAACGTTTAAATATCTTTGTCCGTACATTTTTTATTTCTCCTCAATTCTCTTATAAGCTATATGTTCAACTTCGTTCATATCGATTTCATTATCTCCAACTATGCAAACATCACTTGAAAATAAATCTTCTTTTTCTTCTGTAAACATTTTGTAAACTTCAGTTAATTCTTCTTCTGTTACCTCTGCTTCTACTGTTTCACCATTGTGAAGATATAAACGTAATATGATTTTGTCGTGTTCACTCATTTTCTATTCCTCCTACTCGTCCAATTCTCCGTTGTATTGTGGTATTTCCATCCAGTAAAAAACATCATTATCCGTGTATTCAAAACCTACTTCATTTCCAATTTCTATCCATGTATCTTTACATGTATTAACAAACTCCCCTGAAGACAAAGGGTAAGTGACTAGTACTTCTTCATAAAGTTCAGGTATCGGTCCATCCCATAACATTTCATAACCATATTCTTCTTGTTCTTCTTCAGTTAACTTTCTTAATGTTAATTTATTCCATTTCACCTTAAAATTCCAACCTTTCTAATTCTTTTTGAAATACTTCTAAAATTTCAATAAGCCTTTCCTTTTCTTGCTTAGTTTCAATTCTAATACCTAAATTATTGTTGTATTCTAATTGTTTAAGTGAGAAAGAAATTGTGTATCCTTTGTATTCAATGAATAGGTTATCTATATCTTTAAAATTAGCTATTTTTAATTTCATTGTTAACCTCCCTAACCGTAAATTTCTTTATATTGCTTAAGCAATTGCAACTGTCGAATGTTTTCCTTTTGCTGCTGTATAGTTCGTTCCTTAACGATATTGTCGTTAGAAAGTTCCTCAATCGTGTTGCTTGATACATATACCCCTAACATCAATCCCGCTGTAAACATTGCTAACAACATTGATAGTGTGATTAGTATTATTTCTATGTTATCCCATATTTTTTTCAACATTCTCTTATCCTCCTATCCCATTCATTTCCGCTATTTTTTTAGTTAATTCTGCTTGTTTGTAGTCTAATTCATTAACTTGTTCTTCTAATCTTGCGTTTTTTATCCTTAATTCTATGGCTTCTTGTCGTAAATTATCCAAACTAACATCCTTGATTATTGCTCCGAATAAAGCACCTATAAGAATTAAGTAAATTATCATTAATAATTTCTCTAACATTTTCTCTTCTCCTTCACTCTTTCCATATGCTTCCCTGCTAATTCATCAATCAACCCTAATACATCAAGTCCAATTTCTTCTTTTAACTGGTCTGGAATAGCTCCTAAAGGTATCAATTCTTGACCATATCTATACATTTCAGTATCGCTTTTAAGTTCAAATACTTCACCGATAAAATCTACAATACGCTTTTTACCCCATCCATGATTAGCTCTAAGTACCCATGCTAATAATACTGTAAACTCTGCTAACATATTTGCTCTAGCATCTAATTCTAACTGTTTTCTTTGTTCAAATTCTTTTATTTGTTTAGCTCCAGGTTTACTAATGCTAAATTTATTCTTTTTAATTTTCTTTGCCATGTTATCCTCCTATTTCTGCTTGTTCCTTCTTTTTTCACCTGTTCCACTTTTCTCACTTCCTCCTATCTCAGATGTATCAACGGTTTATCTCAAATTGTTCTTGTTCCACTTTTAAATTTTAAAAGTTTTATATATACTGAAATTATTCCAGTATTCCCAATATCGGAATAATTTTTCGTAAAAAATAAAGTTATAGGATTTTGGAAAAATAAATGGCACAAATTTTATATATTTATATTTATATTTTCTTTCTTTTAAAAGAAAAAGAATATATATAAATAATAAGAGAGAGTGGAGGGAAGATTAAAAAGAAAAACATTTGAAAATTTTTGTTCTCTTTTTTGTTCCATATTTTCCATTTTGTTCCATTTATTTTCCAAAAAAGTGGCACATTTGAGTTATTTTGCCAAAAATTGAGTAACGTATTTGTTATTTTCGTTACTTCTGACACGTATTTTTTTGTATTCTAGTTCAGGATGTTTTATGAGTATCATTTCTTTGAGACGGTTGCGAGGAAATACTTTGGAGTCGGGGTCGTCGATGTAAGAAAGATATAGATCTTTGAAGTCGTTCAAAGTCTTTCCTATGATATCGTCAAAGACGTTTAATTCCTCAACAAAGTTTTCTAAGGGGTCGTTATTACTGTGATATAAGTCTGTAAACTCATTGATAGTCTTACTCTCAGTGTATTTCTTATTAACATACAATCTTTGATACGCTTCAACCAATAACCTTATCCAGTATTCTAACGCTTCTGGAGTAGTCAGTTTACTAATGAATTTTGGGTCTTTAGTCTTTGGTTTGTAGAGCATAGGACACCAAATAATACGTCGTTTAATCGAATTCCCTTTCTCCCACGTTTTAATTATTTTGTTAGTTGTGAATATCAACGTAGGTGCTATTATTGCTTTTTTGGGATTACTGTATAAAGGTCGAAATTCTATTGAGTCCGCAGAAGTTATGTTCTTCAGTCTCTTTGTCGTTTCGTCGTCCATTGCTTTTTTAGCACTCACATCATCCCCTAAATTAGCAAGTTTACCGACTGTAGATGTAATCTTCTTATCGTCTTTTAAGTCGAATAAATCTAAGCTACTACAGTTGTCGTCGTCTAATATCTTACGAATGATAGTAAGAAGTGTACCTTTTCCATTTCCACCATCTCCGTAAAACATCCAGAATTTACTCAAGTGTCGTTTTAATTCAACATCTAAAATAAAACTAGTTGCTATCGCTTCTAAAACGTGCATTATATATTCTTCTTCATGGTTGCAAAGGTTGTGTAAATATTCATCAACCACAGGTACTACTTTTGCATTAGGATTATAATTCACGTTGATTCTATAAGGTGTGAATTCATCAGTTACTATTTCAATGAATTCACCGTTTTTCAAAATACCATTGTTAAATTGAATGAACATATCATCTTGATGAATGCTTCTTGTTTTCATCATGATTAGTTTCTTGACATTCTCAATGTAAGTCGCAGACTTGTTACCTAAAACGTAATTTGACAAAATATAATTGAATTCATCAATATCACTTGAATAATTATCTCCGTTCTTAAAAAATAGTGTTGCTTGATACTTAACACATTTGTATTTGTTAATGATATTAATAGCATCTACTTGTTGCTGTTCATCGTTAGTTATTTTTTCATCTGAATTATCGTTTTTTATTATGTTTTCAACTTCCTTAATAGGTAAGGCTGTTGGGAATACGTGTTCTGAAATGAATTTAACAGCCTCTTCTTTGTTGTCAACGGTGCTTTTTAAAAGCTTTTTCCAATGCTTGAAAAGTGCATTGTTTCGTCCATCTCCTTCATCTAGATCAGATAGATTATCATATCCCTTAATAGAGAATATTTCTGGAAAGTCCATTTTGATATCCTCATTTTCTACTTTCCTTGCTATCCCGTTTCTTTTGACTGTGATATATTTGTTAGTCTTATTTTTTAGTTCAATAGGTATTCCTAATGCACATATTCCATTTTTCTTACCTAATTTTGAATTTACCTTGTTGAAATATAAGTGAACCCCTCTGTCAGTCCACACCGTCTTTGTTGTTATCCCAAAGAAATCAATTAATTGTTTACAAAAATCATGACTGAAGTTGTCGATATCTACTATTATTTCATCGTCTTCAATAACATGTCCTGCATCTTCAAAACTATCAAGGAAATCAGAGTATTCTGGATTTCTGGTCGGGAATTTCATTCCTTTGACAAATTCTACATACATTAAATCACCTCCACTATTTGTCCTAAATCTTTAAGTTTTGAATTAATCAATCTCAAGTAAAATGATAGATCTATTTCATTACTATCTAAATCTTTTACATTTCCGTTGTAAACTATCATATCGTCCGGAACGTCTGGGAAGTTTGCTAATGATAGCGTGCCGTCTTCCTTTTCTTTCGCCTTGTAAAGTTTAGTTCTTTTAGGATTTGTCTTTTTACAAGCAAAAACTCTGTTAACCTTGTTACTTAGTAGATTTTTATCTTCATCAACTGTACCTAAATAAGTACCACCACATTTAAGGATAATTTGAAATAGCTCCTTGTCTTCTCTGTGATTTAAAACCGTTGTAAGAGGTGCTGTTCCGTTAGTCAAATACTCTACTATGGCTTTATCAACAATAGCGTTTGAGTAGTTTTTATAATTGTGTGAAGCTGTCTTTTGATATTTGCTAAATGCCCCACCTTTAACCTTGACTTTACCTTTTTCAGTGACTGCAATATAGTTGTTAACGTCTTTTTGAATCCATTTAACAAATTTGTCTTCTTCTAGAGTGATATCGTATTTTTCTTCAATCTTCTTCCACACTTCTTTATAATCTTCATTGTCAGTTGTAAAAGCAACACCATCTGTGTTGATATTAATCAACTTACAACCAACGTTGTAAAGTTCTTTTGATAGGTCATATAATAGTGACTGACCGTAGAAACACACGCTATAAGCTCCTACAGGATTATTAATAGGACTGAATTTACTGTTCATTACACCGTAAGTACTATTTAAAATAAGTTTTAAGCTATCTGACAACGGTTTGTCGGTGTGTTTTACTTTTAAACGATCATATTTCATTTGAATATAATCGTCAGTGTAAATTCCTAATAGTTTCAGATTACCTATGATAGTTGGATATAAACTGGCAACATCAAGTAGTTTAACATCATTTGTCACAATGATATTTCCTTTATTTTCTACCGGCACACCGTGTAATCCGCCGTATCCAAACTCTATATCGCAGTCAAGCTCCTTAATACTGATGTTTTTGTGTTCTCCTACTATATGTGCTTCATTGTTTTTATTTGTGTTGATAAATAGGTTATCCTTGAAATTTAACCATGCTTTTTTAACTCCTGTTGGCACTACATCATACACATGACTTCCTACTAATTCAGTTTCACCGTAGTTTTCTTGTTTGAACAAATTCCCAACTAAAGTAGTAGTGTTGAATCTAAGATATCTACTGAAATCTTTTTGTTCTTTAATCACCCTTTTAACAAGGTTTACTTTTGGCACGAAATATGTATGAATTCTATCTTTGTAAATATCGATAGTTTGGTCGACGTCATAATTACAGTAATATACAGTTGCTTCTAATTCTTCTGCAGTTAATGGTCGGTCTATGTTAAAAGGTACTGAGGTTTCCTCAATAGAAACTCCCTTGTTTGCTTCTATCATTTTCAGAGATGGTCTACCAACATCTATTTGTTGGAATACATCAAGACTAGTGAATTCATTTCTGAATCTAGTAGTAAATTTGTTTCCGATAATCATATCATTGACTTGTTTAAGTCGATTTTTAATATAATCAACATCCTTATCAAGAATTCCCAGTAATTCTTGAATGATTCTGTCATCATAATAGTAATTGTTGTATCCTACCAACACTTGAGTATTGACTATATCTTTTAAATTAACCGTATATTTCCCGTCTTCTTCTGTGATTTTTATTCCTAACAAATCACAAATAAAAGGATTAAAATTTTCGGTAGCTACTTCGTTGTGAAAAGTAGCCACCTCATTTTTGTTAATATCTTTAAACACTAAGAGAAAGTCGTGTTTAAAGATTTCAATGTCATATATTACAACTCTCTCTAAATCCATAATTTATCTCCTATAGTTCTTCTAGTAGAGTGATTTCTCCATAATAGAATTTACCAAATGCACACTTAACATTTACAATAATATTCTTACCGATTAATTGATCTTTATCTTCAACTGTAACTCCATATCTATCAAGGAATTTATCAAATTGTTTTTTACGTTTTTGAGGGTTGACAAACCATTGTTTTAAATCCTCGCTGTAATCTGCATAAGTCATTTTAGATTGATAAGGTTCACCTTTCCATTTGTATTTAATAAGAATTGATGTTCCGTTATCCTCAATTTCATCAATTGTAGTCTGGAATGATTTTCCTTTGTGTTCTGCTTGAAATTTATTAGTGAAATTCACTTCCCAAAGTGAGTTGAATGAGTCATAAACATACACATCAAATGTACTTCCCACAGCTTGTTCTAAGTCGTCAAAGCCGTATCCTAAGTGTTCTACACATGCTTTTTCTACTTTCTCTGCTTTTGCTTCATCATTGTTCCATTTTTTAGTCTCTCTATCAAAAACTTGTTTGTTAAAATCCACATCATACATTAATTTAGTGTCTAAATCTGCTAATTTTAATGTTGCTTTGCTATCTCCGTCACGTTCTACTGCTAATAGTCTTAATCCTTCAATTTTGTTTGTCATTATTTCTTCTCCTTAAATTCAATATTATATTTTTTTAAATAAGTAACTACTCTCTTGTAGTCAGTTTCATTTGTCAAAGTAATTACAAAATTATCTTTCTTAATTTCTTCTACTACTTCTTTTTTAATTTCCTCTCTAACAGCGTTATTTCGTTCATGAGACTGTCTAGAAAGTGTTAAGGCATTATTTAACCTACCATTGTTTACAAGCTCTTTATAGTCGTTTAAAACGCTTGTATCGTCTGTTAAATCAGTTAGTATTTCGTATTCATTTGATGTTCTCTCAATAAATTCAATAATAGCAACCTTATATTTGTTGATAGTTGTACTCAACTTAATAGGGTTGTAACGTAAGAACGTGTCAAAGTTGAATAGTTTGTAATCATAACTGTTACAATAACCGTTGAATTCTTCTTCAACTTCTGCTGTTAACTTTTCTTTTCTCTCTTCATCAATTCTTTTAGTTTGATCTCTAACAAGAGTGTCTGCTTCTGAAATCTTATCGATTAAATAATCTGCTTGTTCGTTAAGTGTATCAAGTTGACCTAACACCACTTTTTTAGCTTGTGTTTTTAAATTTCTAAGTGAAGCAACTTTCTTGTTAAGTTCTGCTACATACTTCTTGTTAGCTGTTAGTGTTTCCTCAGTCACAACTGTTGCTTTTGATGTCTCGATAAATTTATCTACTTCATCTTCAAGTGACTTCATATAATCACTGTCAATTTTAAATCCTATAAGTTTTGGTGTAATGTCTAATGAAGACCTTACCTCTACTAATTCATGTTCTACCATAATATCCTCCTAATAAAATCTACTACTTTTATGTAATTCTATGTATTTACTATCTTCATTTCGTCTATTCAGTAAGTAAAAATCATAGCTATCTTGTTTACTAAGGTGTCTACGTGCATTTTTAATCACATCATATCCGTATTTGCTTTTATCAATTGCTTTAATTTTGTATTTGTCGTAATTAGCTTCTATGAATAAATAATCATAATTTCCATTTCCTAAACTACATTCGTAACTATGTTCTAATGTGTTAGTGTCAGTAGCGTATATTCCATATTCATCATTATATTTAAACGCTATTCCCTGTGTTGGGACGTTGTGAACACAGTCAAAAGGTTGAAGTGTTACAATTGTGTTTTTTAATTTGATGTTGTATTGAACATTACTTCTGACAACAATTAAATCTTCATCTTTTAAAAAGTCTTTTAATGCTTTACTGCACAATATTTTAATTTTAGGATGGTATTTTCTAATTTGTTTCAGAGTAGCTTTTTTAACATGGTCGGTGTGCTGGTGTGTTAGAAATATCATGTCGATATTATGTAAGTATTTACTGATTTTCTTATATGAAAGTCCGATATCAACCATCATTCTTTCAATTACAACACAGTTACCGTCCGAACCACTGTTGATTATTTCGTATTCCAATTAATCACCTCATTTCTTTTAATAGTTTTCGTCCTTCTTGAATATATTGAATCTTAATTGAGTGATCTGTTGACACTTCTATGTTTTCAACTATCAACTGTAAGAATTTGCGATAAATATTCTTTTTTCTGAATTTACTACTTTCTATGTTAAGACTCTCTGCAATATCTTCATTGTCAAATACATCTTGATAGTAGTATCTACCCTTTTCTACAAATATATTTCCACTATCTTTTAATTTACTAAGAGCCGACCTAATAGTCTGTTCTTTAGTGTCTGGAAAGTGTCTGTAGAAGTCATGTAAAGTCAGTCCAAAGTCTGCTTCTTTAAGATATTCAAGAATGTAAAAACTAACTCCAGTATTCTTCCTCACTCTTAAAATCCTCCAGTTCAAATGCCTTGTTGTCGAGAATGTCCTGTACTTCTCTAATTTTCCTACGTTCTAGTGAATAGAAATCAACACAATCGAGAACATCTTCTAGCATATTACTCGCAAATCTTAAATCTTCTATTATTTCTGAGTATTGTTTATTCTCCATAAATTATTTCTCCCAGCATATCTATTGCATCTTTAACTAAATGATCAGGTACTTTTTTTCCGTTAATAAGAATATGCTCAATATCTTTCTCATTAAGAAATTCTTTCTCTTGTTCATTCAATAAATCGTTTAACTTATCAAATACAGCTATTTCTTCAGAACGCTTTTCACTTGCTTTTAGTCCGTCTAAGTCGTTTAACCAAAACTCACAGTATCTGATTATCTTCTTAATGTCATCTTGTGGTTCATCGTGCTTCTTATTTGCTCTAATACCATATTTCAAAATGTTAGCTTGACACACACACTGCCAAAATCTTGTACTACCTCTTGAATTAAATCTATTGTTTCAAAATTCCCTATCTTATAATGATTAGGATTAATATTATCTTTCGTCACTTGCTTTTTCCTCCTAAATATGTTATTTTTAAGTTGTAAATTTTTGTAAATAGTCGTTTTTTGAACGGCTATTTTTTTATTATTTGTTGCCACTACTTCCATACCCACCAGTTCTTTCCTGCGACAGTACTTCAATATTGTCAATTGGTAAAAACTGCATAAATATTCCTTGTCCTATTCTTGTGTGTTTTTCAATGATTACTTCCTTATCTGTGATGTTGTCATATAGAAAAGTAATATGCCCTTCGTTACTCTTATTGTTGTAAAATCCTTTGTCGATAACAGCAACACTATTACTCATTCGTAATCCGTATTTCTTTGCCATACTAGATCTAGCGAATAACAGTAGCACTTCACCATCATTCATATAAGCCTTAACCCCTGTAGGAATTAAATTATTAATAGTTCCAGGTCTCAAAACTACTCTTTCAGCAGTGTAGAAATCAGCACCACCATCACCAACATTCGCAATTACTGGTAATTTTCCGTCATATCCTTTTACTAATTCAAATCCTCTCATTTTATTCTCCTTCTATGTCTTCTTCAAATACACACTTACCGCGTTCGTCAAAATTGTAAAAAATTAAAGTGACAACTCCGACTAACACCGATAAAATTCTTGTGTAATCAATATTAGTCATTAAGAGTGTGCAAATAGCTATTGTTGTTAACACAAGATATAATGTGTTTAATTTTCTTCTTTTTAAATCATTCATTTCTTAAGCTCCTTTCTTTAGTCGTTTTTCACGTTTTTTATCAAGTTCTTTTTGATTGATATAATTGTAAACTCTTATTTTATGGTAAGTAATATTAGTTTCAATTAAACCTTGCATGAATTCATATGAGTTATCTAGACCTTCTAATTCTTGAATATAAGCGTTGAATTTCGGTGTTGACTTATCCATTTTTAAGAATTTTTTCAACTCACTTCTAGTTAACCAGTTTTCAGGTTCACTTATTTTGTCTTCATATGCTTTGTACATTTGATCACCTCCTTTATATTTATTTAATATGTTCAAATATTTGAACTTATTCGTTAAAAAAATATAAATGAACTTTACTTTCTGGAATTTTTAGAAGTTTCATAGCTAATTTAATTTCGGTATCTTTCCAACGTCTAACATTATTTAATTTGAAAGAAATACTACGTTCAGATAGTTTCATATCCTTAGCAAAGTTGCTTTGGTTACCATAAACTTCTACTATTCTTCCCAGTAATTTATCATAATTAAATTTCAT